ACAGTGTTCATTGCGAGGAATCTATCCTGTGCGTCTGCCTGCGGTACTTTAAATGTTACTGTACCTTTTTGGGCACCGTTGTTTTCTACACCCAATACGTTTCTGCTTGAAATAGTTGGAGTAGCATTAACTAGTCCGTCTAAACCTAGTTCTGTTTGTATCCAAAAGCTAGCAGGTTGATTAACTTCAAATGTGTATGTTCCGCCTCTGGCCAGTATCAGTGTTTGATTAGTTACTTCCCCTGAATTATAATCATATCTATTTTGATTTAGGTTACGGATGACTTCATAATCTTTAACTAACTCAACACCAGTGGTGTTTACTTCTACAGTGCCTGGGCCATTAGGTAACCAGTAGTACTGTCCAAAGTTTACAAACTTATCAAATGATATCTGTGGATCAAAGCTGTAGTATTCACTAGCAAACAATCTACTTTGATTATCTGTGTAACCACCATAGTATTTGATTTGATCCAGGAAGTCTATATAACTAGCAAAGAACGTTATGTCACCTTTAGGATCTCTTACCACGGTAGCTGGTTCTAGTTGATAGTTCTGTCTTCTCTGTGTTGGCTCTGTAATATAGCTATCACCGTTCTTATAGGTTGGAGCAAACTGTCTACCAACATATCCATAGAGGTTTGTTAGACTAGGTTCACTAATTAGCTGATCTACTGTGGCGTTTAAGAACTTGTCATTGACGTCAGTTCTAAATACTCCTGGTAGTAAATTTATACTTTTTCTTGCGGCCATTATGTTTTCATCTTTTTGAAATTATTCAATTAAGCTGGTACTGTTTGGTTAAGCTGTGCGGCTGTGATAGCTGTAATAATTTGTACATTATCTACCGTTGCGGCACTAACAATGATTTCATTGTATTCTGCGTTTATCTGTAATAGGCTACCAAATGTTTCTGTAGCACTGTTTGGAACTATACTGATACTAGCTATGTTTGGTGCTAGTACTGAGTGTAGATAAGCACTCAATTCTGAGAAGTAAAATGTTTCTCCAAAGTCCCAATTGTTTAAATCAAAGTAAGTATTGATTGCCGCGATTACACTAGTTTTAACATCATTGTCTGATATAACTACGCCGTAACTCTTAACCACTTTAAATGTTGCCTGTAGTGATGCTTCTGCTTTTTTACCAAAGATAGGTTTAAATTTAGCAGGATTATATATCACTGTGTCTGATACTGTTTTATAATTTTCTAGTGTGCTGTAATCTGTTCCTAGTACTTCTGGTGTAGGAGCAATAGGCTCTGTCAATGTTTCTGTTGTGTCTTGTAACCAAGCAAGATACTCTGTGGCATATGCTTTAGTTAATATGTATAGATCCACGATATTGTTTGGACTTGGATCAATACGTCTGTTGTTTGGTGAGCTGTGTCTATATTGGAAATATAAATCCTGTCTACCTACTTTAGCACTATATCCAGTTACCTCAGTTACTACATATGCTTCACCTGATATCGTCAATTGATAGAATGTATCAACTGCTGGTATGTAAAATAGTTGTCCTGTTAGATACAAAGTTTTTGCGGCTTCTAATTCAACTAAGTCGTCATATATACTAACTACTAATTCGTTGCTTACAGGAGTTTGTATAACAAAATTATCGTAACCAAAAGTATTTTGGAAGTAGACATATTTTGTATCTGTTAACGTAGCGGGACTCACTAAGATTTCAAATAGCTCTGGGTTATCTGGAATGCCATCATCATTACCATCTGGATACGTAACTAATACTTTATTAGGATTACTGTAACCATCTGTTTCAACAACGTCATCATATATGTGCCATTGATAGTCTAATGCTAACGCATTGCTGTCATCTGGATTTGAATTCACCTTTAATATATTAATCTGATCTCGTATAACAAATCCTGTTTTAGGATCAAATATCTTAACTTTATCATCAAAGTAGAAATTAGTTTCTTGTACGCTTTCAAATACATATTGTAGTCCTCTGTAATAGACTGAATATGTTTGTCCTACTGTTTCAAATCTAATTATCCAAGAACTATCAAGTCCTAGGCTACTAGTGTCACCTGCGTTTGCTAGACTAAATTCCCCAGTGTTTAAGTTTTCTGGAGTAATTATAGTCCACTCTGATGTAGTTATATCGTATCGTAAACCAAAGTCTTTGAATGCTTCTATGTACTCAACTGTGGTAGTAATCACATCTTGTGTCAGTGTGTTATTAAACACTGGAAATACTCTTACAGCTTCAGCACCTGTTGGAACTGTTTGGTTTAATGTTATCGGACCTGAGCCATTTTCTAAAGCCCCTTGACCACCATTTGTTCCGTCTGCTAGTACTTCAATTATCTCAGCATAAAGGTAATACTTGTCTCCGCTTTGACTTGGAGTACCTGTTTGTATCGTATTTCTCGCATCAAAGTATTTTCCACTACCAGCTGAGTATTTTACGATAGCATTTTGTTTAATGTATTTTTTATTGTCAGCAACATACCGTCCTACTTGTGATATGTTTCCGTTAGCATCATAAAACCATCCTGTGATTCCTGTGTCATCTGATGCCTTATTCCAGTAAAGGTTTGTAAGGTTAATCTCTGCGTAGCTACTGTAAAAATATTGTAAGGTATCTTTTTGCGTCAGTATCGGAGCAATCTGATTAGTGAGCACGTTATAGATATCACTGGTAGTAACATAACTAAAATTAATGGTGTTTTCTGTTTCGTTTTTATATAAGATACCGTCTTCGCAGAATATGTTTGTGCTAGAATATTTTCCTGTTGAGTCAATGACGTCTAAGTATCTTGAGATACCACTTGATGTTCTGTTAACAGCTTTTACTTTTAATACAGAACTAAACAAGGTATAAGGCAGTATGTTATAATCTTCACCTGTTACCATACGATCCTGTGTGTAATACTGTTGTGGTGCTTTTTGTCTTACTTCGTCAACACTTTCTCTAGGTGTAGCATTAGTTACTGTGTATCTTAGACTAGCACGTATGTTAATAGTTTCTGTTCTACCAGTCTTTGAAACATAGTTGATAGGTATAACAATGCCACGCATTTCGTCTGGCGATACTTTATAGTTTAATCCGTTACTGATTCTGTAGTATAATCTAAATTTACCTTGTGGCTTTGCGGCAAAACTGCCATCACCAAATACTAAATCAATTTGGTCGCCAGCTCTTGTGTTTACTTGATAGATGTCTTTGCTAGTTTTAGTATTGTAAATGATATTTGTAGCACCAACACTAGGTACTGGTTCCCACATAGTATCAAAGTTACCATTAGCGTCTAGTTTGTATAACCAAACGTCATTGTTGTTAACGTTGTCAACATTCAAGCTGTACACTCTGTTAGGAACACTTTCAGTGAACGTGATATCTAAACTCTGTAAGCTACCTTGCTTAAAGTATGTAAAGAATCCAGTGTTGTTACTGCCATTGCCTAAGTTGTCATTTTTATATAACAGATTAAAACTGCTGTTAGGCTGTGGAGAAACTTCGTAGATGTAAGCTTGTCCTGCTGATGTTGGACTTAACATTTCAAATGATGTTTGTGATCCTTCAACGGCAGATGTAAATGGATATACTGCTGTTAAGCTAGGTACTTGATTAATCTGATACTCTTCGTTTAGAATATTATTAATCATTTGGCTATTGCTTGGGTTACCAATTGCTTGTGTTGTATTAAGACTAGCATTGATAACAGCATTCATTTGTTCTTGCCAATTATCATTAGCACTGTCTGCCCAATTGATAACTAGACCTGCGAGATTTAATCCATTTGAATCATAAACTGTTTCTGTAGTAGATACTGAATCTACTTTAAGCAATCCACTTGCTGGAATATTACGTTTAGGATTATATGATATTAGTCGTGCTAACTTTAATACTGAGTCACGTCTCTGTGCTGTATCGATAAAGTTTTCACGAGCATTTAAATCGCCTCTGAAAGCAAGACTTTGTCCTAAGAAACTTAAGAGATCAATCAGTGCTATAAATTCACTTGATTCAATAAAGTCATTGAAATCTTCTGGGTAGTACAAACGAAGGTAGTCTACCATACTCTTTCTTATAGTTTCATAATCGAAACTTTGAAAGTCAGCGTTTCTAAAAGTTTGATATAGTTTAGTCCAGTCTTCTGCGACTAGTAAACTGCTTTGTCTTGTTGTAATTGCCATATAATTTTCCCTGTATAATGTATTTATCAGGTTTAATTAAGTGCTATTATTATACGGCTGTGATTGTTTGTGCTTGATTGTCGAACTTTAAGTTCATAACATTTGTTTGATCTGTTAGTACATAGCGTAGTTCTAACTCTACTTGTATACCTTGCTCGTACTCTGTTATTACTACATTATCGATACTGAGTCTAGGATCATAGCTGGCAATGGCTTTGATGTCTGATACTATCACACTTTTTAAATCTTCTGTAAGAGGTTCGTGTATCACATTCCAAATGATTGTGCCAAAGTCAGGTTTCATTAACTTTTCACCTTTGCGGATGTAAAAGTGATTAATCAAATCCTGCTTTATTAATTCAAAGTCCGTGAGACGGAATTTGCGATTACGCCCTACGGTTGAAAATCCTCTGTACATTATAGCCATAGTAATATTTATCCTGCTTGAACTGCTGATATTTGTGGACTTAACACTTGAACAGCATATTTGCCTTTTTGGAAATATTCGTCTCCTGATGTTCCGTTAGCATCAACGCCACCGCCAGTTTTCCTCCAAGTGTTAGCACCGCCAGCACCTAGTAAATGACTAACAGCTAACATTCCACCTACTTCTTCTTTTGTAGTATCTTGTGTTATTGCTCCGTTGTTTAACATTCGTGTATAGTTCTTTTTAGTATATCCAACCATAGCACTTTCTTGTATCGTTTCGTTAGTTAAGAAATCTCCTTTACTGGTAATTCCGTCTTTGCCTGTCCAACTGTTAGGGTTAGTCATTTGCCCGTTACTGGTAACACTTGATTTGACATAGCCTTCATCTATCAATGCTTGGTAACCCATTTGGTATTTTCCTAGATAGCCTATGCTATTAACTGCCTGGTAGTCAGTGGAGCTTTCACTCTTACCTATCTGTGCTAGGTATGCTGTCAATTGATCCTTAGAAAGATCTCCTACTTTGCCTACAGGTTCTGTTTGGTTTCTTAACTCACGTGCCCCAGCTGGGCCGTTGACTACAGTTCCTACTGTTGCTTTAGTGGCATCAAACCCTGCGCCATATGATACTCTTCCTACTATCTGACTAGATGAATTATCTGGATTATAAAACTCTGCTTGGTTACCTCTTTCGTAAGGTTCGTGTGTTGGTGCTGATGTACAAATAGTATTCAGCTTGTCTGTACTAGCTCTCCATAAGCCGTTCTGTAATGACGTCATACTTAACTGATTTTCTTTCATAACTTTTACAGCATCTACAGTTTCTGTTCCGCCACTGTTTTGTAGTAGTTGACTTCCTTGTAGAGCAATTACTCCGCCAGCTTGTACTGATACCTTACTTTCAGATTGTACTTTAAATTGTCCGCCTACTTTAAATCCTATACTGCCTGTTGTTGTTACGTCTAGTTTAGTTTGTAGTAGACTAGTGTTCTGACTTTCTATCTGTATCTTTTTGTCTGCTCGCAGTCTAATGCCGCCACCTGCATCAAGGTTAATATCTTTGTCACTATGGAAATTTATATCTTGTTCACTGTTAACATTGAATCCACCTTTGGCATACATTGATATAGTACCGTTCTTGTCCATTTCTATCCAAGTGTCGCCATTGGCGTGTGATAGATATATCATCTCGTTAGTATCGTGGAACATCAATTGATGCCCTTGTGCTGTTCTTAATCTCAGTAACTGATCCGCACCTTGTACTGTTCCGTCATCCATAACAAAAGTATGTCCACCTTTACGTGTTTTAACTTTGTGATACTCACTGCTTAGAGTATTGTTGTTTAGTTTAACGTTATAATTAGGATCCTCAGCTGGATCATTTATTGGGCGTCCTGGTGTGCTAATACCAAACACAGCACTAGGAGTTTCTCGTTGACTGCTACTAGATATAGACCCTCGGAGGCTATCAAGATCCAGTCCTTGTGTTTTTAATATATCATACTGCGGAGTGTGTATAGGTTTAGATATATTGTAAAATGACGAATTGGTTACATTATTGGTTACGTTTTCATTAAATTCTGCTACAGGAATATTAACGTCACTAGTCTTTTGATTAGTTCCTAGTAGCACATTGGTACTACCTCCTAGTGCTGGTAGCATATTATGGCTTAGATTAGGATTAACACAAGATGTCCAATATCCTCTAGTCGGATCACCTGCTATGAATATTACTATAACGTGAACACCAATGTCTGGTGGTACCATCCACATACCATATGTGTTGCTAACGCTTTCGAATGTTTCATTTTTATCTGCGAGATCTGGATTTGTTGTATAACCCATATATGGACTAGCATATCCTACTGTACG